ATTGCAACTGTACCTACTAAGAAAGGAGGTAAGCAAGTTAATAGAAAATATGAAGATAAGATAAAAGAGTTTAAGGAGGAATTAAACGAATATGAAAAGTAAATTAGAAAGGAGAATTAATAATGGTTAAATATGGTAGCAGAGATGGACATGGTAGAGGGGTAGGAGTATCTGGAGGAGGTAGACGCAATGCAAATACAAAACCGTGCCCTACACCAAAGACAAGTGGCAGTTCTGGATATGGCACTGGAAGAGGTAGAGGCTCTGGAGTAAATAGAAGAGGCAAATAGTTATGAAAAAGATAGTTTTATTTTTATGTATAATTTTAATATTAGTTTTTATTCCAAATGTTATCTATGCTGATAATAAAGTACCAGATATATGGCCTACGTGGGGCAAAGTAACTTCTCTATTTGAAGAAGTAAGAGCTACACATATTCATATGGGGTTAGATATAGCAAATCATACTGGCACTTTTATATATGCGACTATGGACGGAGAAGTTGTATACGCAGACTGGGACGGTGGATTTGGCAATAAGATAGTAATAGAGCAGGATAACTATAAAACTATATATGCACATCTAAATAGGATTTATGTAGATGTAGGCGATAGAGTACAAGTAGGTGATATAATTGCGACAATGGGTAATACCGGACATAGCACAGGATCACACCTGCATTATGAAGTAATAAGAAATGATATTAATCAAGACCCGTTAAAATATTTACCATGAAGGAGAAGATATGAATTTAAGTTATTTAGGAATGATTATAGGAGGGATTATACTTGCAGTGATTTATTTTACTTTGATAAGAAGATATATTAATAAAAATAAATTATAATGGAGGTAAAAAATGGATTATGAAGAAAAACTGACTGATGATTTTAAATGGGGCGAATTCTGGTCTAATTCTGCAAGCGGTAAGAAAATAGAACCGCCATTCAGCTTAAAGGAAAATATAATAATGGTTGCCAAAGAATTACAGAAAATCCGGGATGAGATCGGTAAACCCATAAGGATTAATTCAGGATGGCGTACAGAAGAATGGAATAAAGCAGTTGGGGGCAGTAAAACTTCTTATCATCTAAAAGGGCTAGCAGCGGATATTAGGGTTTATATTCCCCAAAAAGAACTCCTTGTCTATATAGGTAGGTTTACCGAGTTTAAAGGGATAGGGATATCAAGTAGTTTTATCCATGTGGATTTAAGAAATAAATTAATATTTTGGTATTATTAAGGGATTGAATTGGATAAGAAAAGAAGAAGAAAAATAAATTCTCTCCGGCAACAAATAAAGAGATATAAAGAGTACATAAGAGAAGAAAATCCTGTAATGCGTAGAAGTATAGAAGCATATAAAAGAGAGCTTGTGATTTTAGAATCCGAATTAAGAAGATTGGAGAGTAGAGAGATAAAAAATGGATAAGATTAAGAAGATAAATAGATATGCATTAGGGCAAATAGATAAATACTGTGAGGCGGTCTATACTGGTTCTAAACCCTGTGCCTTATTCACTATCCAGAAAAGATACGTAAAGGAAGTTATAGAGTTTATAAATAATTTTAGATTTAAGAAAAAAAAGTTATTAATTTATAAAGAGAAAGCTCGTTTTGGTTGGGTAACTATTTATATTTATTTAAGACCTTTTTTACTTGAAGTTATAAAGAACTCCCCAGAGCATCCTGAAACTGTTTATGAACATTGGGTATTGGGTAAATTATTTGGTTATTCAGATGAGGCGATAGAAGAATATTTAAAACACGGGCAATCGAATTATTGTATAATTGATGAGGAGGTAAAAAATGGATAAGATTGTAGATTATATAATAAGAGTAGAGGCAGATAACCCTAAAGTCTTTGGTATAGTAGGTGGAAGAATCAAAGCATTGCAATTAGAATTAATGGATAAATTTCCATTAGAGAATATTGAATTTTTTAAAAGCTATAAAGGAGAAAGAAATAATCAAAAAATCAGCATTAACAAATCTCGATAATATATCTGAAGCTAATACGCAGGCAGCAGAAGGCAAGCTATCTGATTATATAGTAGCTTTGCAGGGGTATTTTAGAAAGCAAGAAGATAACTTTATAGATTATTTTGTAAAGCATAGAAAAAAGCTATCTAAGATAAAACCTGTAAATCTAGATAAGCTAACTGGAGATAAGAAACCAAAGAATAAATTACTGCAGAGCTTTATTGATAGTTATGATTTTAGGAAGCAAGAAGATGACTTACTGACAATCTTAAAATTTATACATCATAATACTACCCCTCATGGAGTAACAAATGCAATTACTCTAATAAACCAAGTAGCTAAGATTAAAGGATATAAGAAAAGAAAAAAAACAATTACTGAAAAAGTAATAAGATTATTTAAAATTGATATAGCCGATACAGTAGAGTATGCTAATAGTCCACAGTTTGCAGCTGATGCCCAGAGTTATATACAAAATAATTATGATGAGTTTTTGTCAGGGGCAAAAGAGATAAGTAAGAATATAAATTCTGAAACATCATCTTTGATTTATAATCAGTTATATGAAGGTATAGAAAAATTAGAATCAATGGACGATTTGGCTGTAAGGGTAGGTAATGTATATGATGGGTGCAGCCAGTCAAGAGCTTTGATGATTGCACGTACTGAAACTTTAAGGTCATTTAATACTTCTACTATAGATAGTTATAAAGTTGCTAAGATAAAAAAGGCACAGATATTAATAGCGAACGATGAGAGGACTTGCGAGATATGTTTGGGGTTAAGCGGGCTTATAATGCCAGTAGATGAGGCAAGGAGTTGTTTGCCAGTGCACCCGCGATGTAGATGCACCTGGATTGTAGTAATAGGAGAACCGATACTTGCAGAACCTAAATTAGCAGATGTACAAAATGTTATTAGAGATAATCCTAAAATTCCTATAGCTGAATTTATTAAAGTGCCTAAAATGCCATCTAGAAGCAATCTTGATAAAGCTCTAGTAAAACTTGAAGAAAAAATAAAGAATAAAGGAATAGAAAAAGCCTATGTTTTAAATGAGAACGGAGACATTCTTTTAGTTAAACAAGGTACATCTATGGATGTTAGTTTTACAAAAAAAGAAATAGGAAAAATAAAAAATCATATTTTAACTCATAATCATCCTGGAAATGGACATAGTTTTTCTTTTAATGATTTGAATTTTGCTTCTGATATGAATTTAAAGGAAATTCGAGCTATTAGCCATACGTATAATTATAAATATAGTATGAAACCAAAACTTGGAAAGAATTGGCCTTTGGGTGATGATTTGATTGCAGAATTTAAATTTCAACAAGATAAATTATTTGAGAAATATATGGGGCAAGTATATGATAAAACAAAAAAAATAAGTTGGCGAGAAGCAAGTGAAATGTTATCAAATAAAATAAATGAAAATATAGCTAAAAAATTTGATTTAATATATACTAGGAAAATATGAAAATAAAAGATAAAAACACAATAGTTCTTGATGATACATTAAATTATCTTGGAATGTTTAGTAAAATTTGTATTTTTTGTAAACATTATATTATAGGTAAACAAGATTTTGAGAAAAAAATTCCAGGATTTTGTAAAGCATTTCCAAAAGGTATTCCGAAAGATATATGGTTAGGAAAGAATAATCATAAAAAACCATATAAAGGAGATAATGATATACAATTTGAATTAAAAAAATAGATTTTACAAATAAAAAAAGTATGTTACAATAAATAAAAAATTAAATAGATATACGAGTGTCTAAGATGTAATAAAAAATATTATGTTTTAGGCACTTTTTTTATTGAAAGGAAAGATTATGAAAGCTAAAACTCTTAATGATATTACTTATAAAGATAAGTGGTATAAAATTGGCACTATAATTGATGTAGATGAAAAAGATGTAGAGAAGTTAGAAAGTATTGGAGCTATTCAAAGTTTAGAAACAATTTCAAAAGCTAAAGAGATAAAAATTAATGTTATTAAAAATCCTGTAAATCCTAAAGTAGAAATGGAAGAGAGACCAAAAAGAAAATATAATAAACGGAATAAAGATTTTAAGAAGAGGCGATTTTAAATGCCATTACCAAAACCAAAAGATAATGAAGAGCAGTCTACATTTGTATCAAGGTGTATGGATAATGATACTGTGAAAAAAGAATACCCTGACCAGAAGCAGAGACTTGCAGTTTGTTTTTCTCAATTTAGAAGAAGAAAGAAAGGTGAAGATATGAAAGATTTTATAACAATCCCAGTAGATAATAAGGTAGCGGTAGATGTGGACACTAAAGTTATTACCATTTCTGATAGGCTGGGGATAGACGCCTTATATACTTTTAACCGGAAGAAAATTATTGAGTATTATTTTAACAAAGAAAAAGAATGGGATGAAGAAAAAGCTGTTGAATGGTATAACGAGCATAAATCTGTTGAACCACAGCCAGAAGAACAGGCAAAGAAATTTTTTAAAGTTGATAATGAGAAGCGGATAGTGTACGGCGTAGCACTTGTGCCTTATGAAGTAGATTTACAAGGGGATATCTTAACCGAGGAATCTATAGAAGAAGCAGTACATCTTTTTGCAAAGAGTTTCCAAGATGTGGGGGAAATGCATACCCGGGTAACTGGTTTAGGCACGATGCTTGAAACTTATGTAGCTCCAGTTGATTTTGAATTAAATGGGGTAAAAGTTAAAAAGGGAAGTTGGGTTTTAGTTACTGAAGCATCTCAAAATGTCTGGGAGAAAATTAAAAATAATGAGCTTATAGGATATTCGATTGAATATGAAGGTGAAAGAACACCTATAGAAATTTAAAGGGGGAAGGAGTATGAAAATAAATTGGCTAAAAATTACTAAATTACCAAAAGTTGATTATGTTAATAGACCTGCAATTGATAAAAGATTTATTGCGATAAAGATGATGGAATATAAAAATGTTATTCCATTTAAGAGAACTAAGGCACTTTCAGAAGCTACTACTTGGGATGCTGGAGCGGAAGTCAAAAAGGCAGATGTAAAAGATTTGAAAGTAATGTGTACTTGGTATGATGAGAAGGATGCAGATAGTAAAGGTGCATATAAATTACCTCATCATAATGCAGGTAGTGGTTATCCAGTTAATTGGAATGGTGTAAAAGCAGCAATGGGGGCTTTGATGGGTGCTCGTGGTGGTGTTATGCTGCCTGACTCTGACCGGAAAGGGGTATATAACCATTTAGCAAAGCATTATAAGCAGTTTGATAAAGAAGTTCCAGAGTTTAAAACAGTAGATGAGCTGGATAAATCTTTTGTAGATAAAATAGGAGATAAAATTAAAAGTAAACTTGGATTTGTCGAGACCAAGATAGGGAGAGTGTTGAGCAAAACAAATGAGACAAAGTTGCTTAATGCTGCCTCAAGTATCGTAAAGGCAGGGGAAACCATACAGGCGGTGCTTGCGAGTGTAAGCAAAAATTATAAAAAGGAGGGTAGTGATATGGACGAGAAAGAAGTGAAAGATATAGTAGAAAAAGCTATTGACGAGAAAATGGGTACATTTAAAAAAGCTATAGAAGATAAATTAGAAGAATTGTTATCCAAGAATGAAGAGGAAGATGAAGAAAATGACGATGAAAACAAGGATGAAGATGAGGATAATGAGGATGAGAACAAGGAAGAGGAAGAAAGCGATGATGATGATTCTGAAAAAAATAAAAAGAAAAAAGTATCCAAGAAAAAATCTAAAGAGTCAAAAAGCAAAGATGAAGAATTGTTAAATAGCATAACTGATATTATTGAGAAAAAAGTTAATGAAGTAAAATCTGATGTTGATAATATTAAGAAAGAGCTTAATATAAAGCCGGAATCAGATAAGAAGAAAACTAACAAAAAAGAAGTTGATAAAGAGGAAAAAGATGATGAAGTTAGCTATAAAGGAGTATTCGGAATAAAAGATATATAAATAAAAAGTAAAATTATAAGTAAAGGAGTTGAAATATATGTTAACGAATGAACAATTATTAGAGGAGTTGAATAAGAGGGTTTTTGGTAATAAAGATATATTTACCGATTCAGACCTGTCAAGTGCCGGACTTCTAAATGCAAGACAGCTTACCCAGTTTATTGAAGAAACTTTGGAGAGGGCTGTAATGCGTAAAGAGTGCAGG